AAATGAACCATCTGCTATTCGTACTAATTGATGTGGCATTGTTAATGGATCAAATTGATATTGAACATCAGGTGCATTAGTCTCTTCCCATGCACCAACGCCATTAGTTAGATTACCTGATGTAGTGAATTTAACCCACATATCATCAGCTAATATACTCTCACTATTAACTATTTTTACCTTAAAACCATCCGTACATTGTGTAGGTAGTTTCCCTAAATCTGATATCTTATCTGTAAAGCAATATATAGCACTCTCTTGAGGTCCACCTGAAGCAGTGATAGATGTTACCAATGTTACATGTATACCTGATCCAACAGCTGTAGCTACACAGTTTGCAGCATCACCACCTGCAGCATTTATAGCAGTTACAAGACTAGCAACTACTGTAGGTACGTCAGCGTCACCTGCTGTAGCATCTTCAGCGGTTGTAAAGTTAACTGATACACCATTAATTGTTACTTCATACTTAGCATTATAAGCAACTACATAAATAACAATGAATGCATCTGTTGGTAAAGAATCTGTTGTCATAGCTTTCATGGCAACTGTCTTCTTTTTATTTAATACATAAGTATAGTCATTCAATGTTAGAAGTTCTATATCATCAGCTTCAGCACCACGTAGATACCCATCATTAGGTAACCCTGGTATAAGACAACTGGTTACTTCTGAATCATAAGCAGTTTTAGTTGAGGCTTCAGCAGTCACAGCACTGTTATAAGCTGTCTGCGCTGTGTTCATATTGTTAGTAGCTGTTGTTAATTCAGCTGCTGTATTAGCTGCTACTGTAGTTTCTATTAATTCATATACTCTCTTACCTTCGGCTGCTATAGTAGGATGCTCGTTTGTCATCTCTTGACCTGCTTTATAGGTAAGAGCGATGACTTTAAATGTAGCATTACCACCACCACCTGACACTGTTATTACTTCATCTATTTTATATCCAGTTGTAGCGGTTGTACCTCCAGCAGTTGCAATTGTAACTAATTGATCGATAACCCCACCTGTTACAGTATAGGTTATCGTTAAACCAGTACCTGCACCGCTTGAAGTTGTAGCAGCTGTTGTTGCACTATAACCTGTACCACCACTGACACGTTCTAATGTAAGTACTGGTCCTGAGATGGCACCATCAGACATACTTTTGACATCTGCTATTGATGTACCAGAGTTCCATTTAAGTACAGTCCAAGTACTGTTAGTACCTGATTTATATATACCAGACTTTATCTCTTCCTTTACAGTACCCTGCTGTGGGTCATAATCAAACTGTGTCTCCCAATAGGCTGCACGAGTTGCAGTTTGTCCATCATTGGTTTCAGAAAAAGTAGCTTGTTTAGTATTCAATTCAGTTGTAGCATCATCTGTATCACTTATATCAGCAAGATAAGCTTTTAGATCTGCCTGCATATTTGTATAGTTGCATCCAGATGGTACGCCTGTATCATCTCCCATATCTACTTTCCTCATGCTGCCATCTGTTAGGCTCCATACTCGGAAAGTATCGTCTGCATATTGTCCTACATATTTCTCATTCTCATCTCTAAGTATAGAGAACCATTTACCATACGTACCAACCTCAGTAACAGTAACCGTAATAGCAGCTCCACCACCACTACCCATTGCAGAGTCAGCGATAGTTAGAGTATCTCCTACGACGTAACCTTTACCTCCAGAGGAAGTTCTAACTTCAACTCCTTTGCTATAGATACTAGCTACAGTTATTACAATGGCAGCTGCACCACCACTTCCGACTGTAGAGTCAGCAAGTGTAAGTGTGTCTCCAACAGAGTAGCCTGCGCCTCCTGTCTTACTTGTACGGTTATCTATATAAACATCAGGTTTACCTTCAGAATCTACTATAACTTTAAAGTCAGCTCCACTACCTGAACCATCACCTGCTGCAGTATTTGCTATATAATATGTACCTGCGGTACGGTTACTAGCAGAGACTCCGTTGTGTGTAAAGGTTGCTATTTCACCTGCAGCTTGAGCGTGTACGTTAAACGTAGCACCTGATCCTGTTCCTCCAGTGGTAACTGCAGAGTTATATCTACCTACAGTTCTGCTGTTATCGGTAGCACCGTTATGTGTACCTGCTGTGAGTGTTGTATTTATATTTTCTGCATTATATAGATTACTTACAAACTTACCTCCTGGTCTCTTTAACATACCTAACGCATAGTCAGGGTACGTATTGACCGCATCTTTTACTTGGGTAGATATCTTCTTTTTATCTGGTTGTTGTGATATACCATTTAAAAAATTTGGAACATCTTGTGTAATTGTACTCATCGTTGTAATGCAGCAAATGGTTGATAGCTGTTGTGATAATCTTCAGCATCTTTCCAGCCAAAGATTGAGTAGTCACCTTGTTGTGTTTCGTATTCTAAAGCAGCAGCTTTAGTTTCCATCTCACTTTGTTGTAGTAATTGATATAAATTTGGATCACCAACCATTCTGACTGCACATTGTCTAGCTGCTTTAGCAGTTATAAACGCTTGTACAGCAGGAGGCACGTCACTAAACTCCCAATACCATATGATATCACAAGTCAGTACTCGTGGATCATCACCGTCTTTCCATTCATATGTATGTTCATTCCTGTCATATAAGAATCCACCACGCCTGACAGGATTGAAGTCATCGAAGTGTTGGTACTTATAAGTATCTATTGATAAAGCATTAGAAGGGTATTCAATTTTAAAAGTAACAGAGTCTGCTGTTAACTTATAGTGACGTTCAGTATTGAAAGTCCAGCCTTCAGCCTGAACAGTTTTATTGATCTCTCTTAAAGTATTTAAAGCAATTGAAACTTCAGGGTTCTGAAGGTTAAGTGTGGTGACAGGCGCCTGTCCCACTGAGCTTAATATTTGATTTACAGCATCCAGTTCTGTGGACACAGCATAAGTAGGATAGGACATATGAATTTATGTGAATAAAAAAAAGGAGGGTCGTTAAACCCTCCCGTGTATAATTTTAGGTAACGTTACATTCTTGTGTAGCGTAAGCGACTCTTAAGTTTTTGGTAGTAGATAGCACAGCATTAGAACTGCGAATATCTGTTCCACCTCCATCTGTACGAGATACGCTTTCACGAGTAGCGTCTGTTGTGCAGACACCCGCGTTACCTTTAGCGACAGCAGTTGCCATTAGTATTACCTCGTATGTTTATTAGCAGCCAGGGGTTGCGGTTAGATCGCAAGAGCCTGTGGCTTCAGCTGAACTAGCAGCGATTCCAAAGGAAGAAGTTCCCAATAGAGTTCTGCCATATTCAACAGGTGTAGGAGGGTTCTCGGTAATAGTATCGAGACCACCTATTCCTACAGTTACTGTGCGCTTTCTATTCTCACCGGGAGCAGTAGACATAGTATACCTCCTTATTGGTTAGAGAATTCGATAGCAGCAGCAGGGTTAAGAGTTCCGGCTCCCATAGCCAAGCGTCCTAGAATGACGTCTCCTTGGTATAAAACCGATACATCACCAGAAGTTACTTGAACTTGAGGTCCGATTGCTTCAACAACACCAGCTACGTCTTTCTGATAGATAAGACCGCAGTGATACTGGAAGTCACCAGAGTAATCATTGTTCTCACCAGCCTGTTGGTTAACAGTACCTGCCAAGAATGGTAGATTGTTGGAACGCTTGATCTGAATACCAGCGATCTCATAGAGACCTTCACCGGAAGTCAGGTTACCGTTCTTATTACCATAGTCACGATTCAAGATGTTAGTAGATACCTGAGAGACTAGAGCGTAGTACTGTCTTGGTGATAGTACAGCTGTGCGTCCCTGCTTGGGTACATTCTTTTCATCTAGAATTGAAGCAGCTTCGAAGAAGCCATCAACAAGTGCTTGGGCATCGTACTCTTTACCAGTACCGAGTTTGATGGTTGAACCACCTGGCTCTGGACCTGGGGAAGCAGTAATAGGATGTGAAGCACGAGCTGCTAGAGCAATTGTACGGAAGATCTTCTTATCATAAGCTTCAGCTAGAGCATGACCAATCTTCTTAGAGATCTCTCCCCTTAAAGAGTAGTGGGCAAGTGTCTCGTCTAAATCATAAACGAAAGCTGAACTGATAAGTAGGTCGTCGCAGACAATTGTCTTCTCTGCTACTGGAGGATCACCCGATCCGAGGATAGGTTCGCCCGGCG